TCTAGAAGATGCATGGAGGTACAGTCGTGACCGAAGACCAGGAAGGAGGAAAAAAAACTCTAAATAAAAGCAAACCCGAAATGAATCGGGGCGTGGAACTACTGTTAAGAAATAGGAGGAGAAAACCAGACCCACCAAAAACATTTCAAGTGAAGTTTGGAAAGTTAATTGCACTCTGGAATAGAGAAATTATCTTTCACTTTAACTTTTACTTAGACATTAGAAAAAAGTAGATCTCTTGGAGGAGTATTATGGAACAGACCATAGTAACACTGACACTCACAACAGTAGTGTCCTTTCTTGCATTATTAGTGGGAGGTATGATAGGATGGATGGCAAGACAACATTCTTACGAGACAACACCCCAAGTAATCTATACACATCCAGAGATGTTTGATGAAAATGGACACCTAGTTCCCGATGAAATTTTAGCCCTAAGAATTGAAAACAATTATGACATCAACACCGAAGAAACAACCGAGGAAGAGTAGTACAGTTGTAGCAAAACCTACAAGAAAGAGATCTGCAAAGAAACCTTCACTACCACCTAATCCATTTGTGAATGAGATTTTAGATTATGTTTCTAGTCAGAAATCTAAAATTGCAAAGGTAGAGGCACTCAAAGAGTATCGTAATGAAGCATTAGTTTCTATTCTTATATGGAATTTTGATCAGACAGTTGTTTCTATGATCCCAGAAGGAGATGTTCCTTTCACACCCAATGAGAGTCCACAAGGAACAGATCATACCTCTCTTCGTAGAGAACAAAGAAATCTTTATCACTTTGTAAAGGGTGGTAATGATACTCTGAATGGTATTCGTCGTGAGACTATGTTTATTCAGATGCTTGAAGGACTCCATCCAAGTGAAGCAAGGGTTGTAATTCTTGCTAAGGATGGTAGATTGGATGAAGAGTATTCTATAACTTATGAACAGGTTGCTGAAGCATATCCAGATATACAATGGGGTGGTAGATCATGACCGTCAATGTTGGTGGTAAGGAAGTAAAGAGGGGTGAGCAGGAAGTGGCAGAAGAAAAGAAAGAAGAAGTAAAATTTAACCCTTCTGATTATTGGTGTGATATTATCTTAGAGAAGACTACACGGGAGAAGTCAGAAGATAGGGGTCTTCCTACTGATGCTTTTAATGTGACTTATGTTGTTGAAGGAGAGACACGTTTAGATGTGACTCGTTCTGAGAAGATGGCAAATGTATTTGATTTATATTATGATAGGTATGGGAAAGGTGCAATTCAGAAGATTGATTATGGACATGGTACAATAAGACCCAATCTCTGGGGCATTAAAGCTACTCCACCTAAGAAAGGGAAGAAAAGAAAATGAGTGATGAACTTAGAGATCAAATCAATGAGATCATAGAGGCAGACATTCAACTCAAGATCAATGATTATATTGAGAAGAATGGTAATAAAGGATTTAAGGGTGAAGAACTCAAGGTTAACATACCTAAGAGTGAGGTTGATAAAATTATTAAAGAGTATAAGAGGATAAAGAAAGAGGAGAAGTCTAACTTAGGTCAAGTAAAGAAGATGGGTCTTGTTGATAAGGATGGGAGGCCATTAGATGGAAAAGATTGATACTCAAGGGATGAGTGGTGAGGCAGTAAAAGGATGTACTGACAATGTATACCCCAAAGATGCTGATGGTAATCCAATCTATCCCCCTGCTAATTTTAAAGTATGGCCTATCTTTGATGATAAAGAAAGGGCAGAGTTGAAAGAGATTATGTTGGAAGCCTTAAAAGAGTACCATGAGAAACCTAATTATTCGCCATATAGATTAGACGAGCTACAAGAATGAGACTAGGTGTTATGTGTTCTGGTAACGGAACCAACTTCGAGAACATAATTACTAATCCTATATGTAATAAACATGAAGTTGTGTTGATGATACACAACACTAAACAATGTGGTGCTGTTAAGAGAGCAGCAAAATTTGGAATCCCTCATGTAAGAGTTCCACATAAAGATGAAGATAAGATGATAGATCTTTTTAGAGTATGGAGAGTAGATCTCATAGTTCTTGCTGGATATATGAGAGTGATTAAAAATCCTGCTGCTTTCCCTGCTCCTATCATTAATGTTCACCCATCATTACTACCCAAGTATAAGGGATTGAATGTAGTTGAGAGGGCAATGGAAGCAGGTGATAAAGAAACAGGGTGTAC